CCATCTATATCAAAACAATAAATCATTATATCACCGCGTGTAGAAATATGGAGTGTGTATTCTCAACTATACCGTAATCTTTAGAAGGAACGTGGAAGTCCAGTAAAGCTATGTTAGAAAACCTAGATCTTAGGTCGTTGTCAACATCAAATCCGGTTAATATTATAAATGGTACCTTTTTTTTCTGACAAAACTCTGCACAACTTACAATATTTCTAGAGTTTCCAGAAGAAGATATCAGTATTACCAAGCTCGAGCTGGTTGTAAAGTGCTCTAAAAATTTTGCGTAGGCTTGGTCGCGACCGTAGTCGTTAATATAACATGTTAATCTAGAAGCGTCAGAAAAACACTGCGCCCTTAATCCAAGAGCCTTTGTATAGTCTTGAGATAAATGAGAGCATATAGAATTTGAACCGCCGTTTCCTATCAGATAAATCATATCCCTACCTTTCAGCAGGGAAGACAAAGCGCTCACCTTTCTCCTATCGATATTACTGATCATCTTTGATAAAAGATCTAGATCCACTTTACATCCTAATAGTTCAAAACACTAATACCATTATACTCAATGTCTATAGGAATTACAGTTCTAGAAAAGTCTGATTCTATTAAGGATGTTTTAACATTCTTACTAGTGAATAAAAGAAAATAGCCACCGTTTCCAGCGCCGATTAATCGGTGGGCTTTCACATATTTTGTTGATCCTATTTTCATATCAAGGTCAACTAAGTCTTTATTACCCAAGATGATCGGGGTAGAATTCTTCTTTACCGACCAGCCTTCCTTTATTATTTCGATAAATTTGTCATTGTCACAATCGTTTATCGCTGACTTCATTTCGTCAGCATGATCCAGCAATTTTTTATCTACTTTTTTCTGGACCTTTTCCAAAACCTGAGTGGATGATCTGGAAAATTTTGTTGGTAACAAGTACATATTAAATCCGCGAAACAAGGACGAATCTAAATTTATTGAATCTACAGTTGAGCCTTTTTTGAGCTCATGAAAGTTTAGGCCACCGGTAGCAACGCCCCATGGGTCCTGGAATCCCGTCAACGGATTTATTATTTTTTCTAGTTTCCATGACTTTTCAATAATTTGTCTTTTTGTCAAGCCACAACTCTCTAGAGAATTTATAGCAGAAACCAACGCTACCATATAGGAAGATGAGGAAGCTAAACCAGAACCAGATGAAGAGACGTCAGCAGTGAACCAGCACTGCAATGGGTCTTCACTCATCGATTGAATCACAACACGAGCAATGTCATTTTTAATTTCAGAAGGACGTTTAACACTTTCTTTCTGACTCCACACTATGTTATATCTTTTATCAACAGAATTTTGTCCGAAACGATCCCTAAATAGCGTGATGTACGTGTACAGATTAATAGAAAATGATACGACTGCGCCGCGGCCATGGTTATCAATAAACGTCTGTAGATCTGTTGACCCGCCGGCGACAGATACACGTAGGGGACACTTGGCTATAATCACTATGGCGTCTCTAGCTGTTCTATCATGTCTACATATTTCTTAACACACGACTCTATAGAAAAATTAAGCAACCCATATTCTCTTATTTCTTGGCGACAGCTCAAAGACACTTCTTTGTTTTGAGCAATTGCATCGTCTATGTCTTTATTACTACACCCTATATCCAGAACAGTGATAAAAGGTAAGGAGTCGTCCAGGTTAGCGCTGGCCTCTTTTGAAACTACCAGACCACACCCAGCCATGAGGGCTTCGTAAACAACTTGAGGAGCTGACTCTCCATCGCTAAACAATACCATGTTCGCATAATCTGTCAGATTATTATGAACTTGATCTCTGCTCCAAACGCCCAAGTAGCTAGCTGCAGAACTGTCAAAACTATTATCTGCTAGTGGTCCGGCAAAGTCTATATCTTGAGAACAAGATTGTAGGAACGTTTGTTTCTTGCGAGGCTCTATTTTACCTAAGCAGATTGTCTTGCCTTCTTTATTAGGATAATCTGTAAACCTGAAATCTGTATGCGGAATACCGTATGACCATTTTCTCAATCGGTATTTCTCAGCACCTTTATCAAAAAAAACTTTCTTATTCAAATCAGATAATCCGAATATGTGACAATCTTTTTGTTTTATTAGCTCGCTGTATATCCAGGAATACCCATCATCCTCGGCGATATCTGGATAATCTATGTACGGATAATGACTAGTTATAGCCTTTCTTGGGCAGTCTATTCTAGACATCAAAGAAGAATACTGATCATAATGTAAGTGTACAAAATCAGGGACCCACTCATTTACGACTTCTATAACCTTATCTAAATTCGCTGTATTGCAAATCAGCACTTCATGATTAAGATTACAAAGCTCTTTAAAATAGTTGGTGATCAGTACCTCGACTCCGCCCCAACCGGCAGCTGGTATTGGAAGGTGCCCACCTGAAATCATACAAATTCTCATCTTCCGATACCTTCAAACCTAGGAAACTCTGATAAGTCTTTATGAAGATGAACCATCTTTGACGGGTAATTCTTTTTTACTTCTTCATAACCTTCCTGCGGGGTGGCGAAACCTGGATGAAGAGTAAAAACGTTATCGTTATTTTCTAAAAAATATTTGTTCATGTGCGACTCATCATGCCATACAGCCATTATGTCATTACTGGTGTCTTCGTCTATTCTGGAGTCGATTGTTTTTATCATCTCAATAATGTTATTTGAACTTCCGCCCCAGAAACATCCTTGACGATAAACTTTCACGTTATAGTTTCCGTCAAAAATATTAGCTGTAGATCTGGAGTCTGTTTCAAAGGTACCTATCTTTCCAACAAAACCTGGATGTTGAACTCCCACTAATGGCATACCATGACCCAATATTTCGTCAAATGCTATATCACTGCATGGCCAGAGGTCGGCGTCTATAAAAAAAACATAATCAAACTCAGCTAACTGATCTATAACCATACACATGTTTTTAAAGCGGTGCAGGGTCACCCATGGCCAGTCTCGATGCTGGATCTTTGTGGTTACAACATCATCTTTATTGAATAATTGGTTTTCTGGTTGATCTGTGAATACAAAAAATGTCTTATCACATTCACTCAAAAAATACTGATCGACTGCTTTTTTAAAGCCATCAAAAAAATTAGCGTACTTTGAGGTACCGATAAACGTTATTGCAACCTTCATAATCTGTTCCAGTGAGGCATGTAAATAGAATCCCATTTGTTCGGGCCTTCTGGTCCAAACCAGTCCTTCGGAGCAATGACGGCTTGCGATAAACTTAAAAATGCGCCCCACCAGGAAAAAGAAGAATTAGCCATAATATGAACATGACACCTGGACATCAAATATAAATCGACTTGTGGTGAGTTGCCTCTTACGATAATAAATCCAGGAAAATTTTGTTCGCACCAATCTGGATCATCACTAAAAACTAGGTTGGCTAACTCGTGTTCGACATTATCGTTTATCGCTTGATGAGCTTTATTGTAATACTCCATTCCTAAGTTAGTGTGGTAGTCAGGTAAATTCTTGTAATCGCCTCTCCGGACATGTGTCGAGCAAAGAGGTTTACCGTCTAAACCGTTGTCGATGAGCCACTGTTGTCCCTCTTTAACTATATGGTCATGAAACTCGAGTTCTTCTAAAAGATTTTGGGCGCAATTTAACCAGTAAAAAGGAGACTGAAAGTATCCATGCAAGTTTGTGTCATCCTCCACTAACCAGACGTTTGGGTTAAACGCAAACCCAGGCTCTGGATATACTCTTTTTGCTTTTGATTCTTTTATCCTGTTTGCAGAGGAAATTTTGAATGTTTTAAAAAGCTCTAGTTCTGGATTGTCTGGAACCCCTATCTCAAACCCCCTTAAGAAACCTATTCCATACAGAGCACTGTATTGGAATATCTGGTTTCCTAATCGGCCCATATTTCCTAATTGGGAATAAGTTATCATATTAGTCCTTTCTTACACCTACCATGCCCATGTGCTGAAGTGTTCTGAATTGTGATTCTGAGGCTAGCTTAGGATACATGGGATCATACTTAGGATTGTGATTAGAATTATAATCTAATAAGACTTCGTCAATATTACAAAAGTTGAACCACCTGATGCATCTTAGCCAAAGGTGATGATCTTCGGCAATCGGATATGTATCATCATATCCACCAGTACGCAAAAGAATGGATTTTCTAAAAACCACAGACGGATGAGCTAAAGAATTTCGTCCGGTCAGTAGCCAAGATTTCATAGGTATATCTTCTGTCGGATATCTAAACGAATCGTCTTTGACAGATCCGTCAGGGTTCATTAATCGTATTTGTGTACCACAAATATCAATCTCGAGATTGGATTCTAGAAGATTAACTTGCTTTTCCAGCTTTTCCGGATACCAAAAGTCGTCACCGTCTTGTCTAGCGATCAGAGGACAGGACGCATTTTGAAGACCTGTGTTTAGAGCCGGAACAATACCAGGTGTATTACACTGAATTATTTTTATACGGGTATCTTTAAAAGCTTTGACTTTAGATATTGTTTCGTCTTCACAAAGATTATCAACGACTATAACTTCAAAGTCTTCATATGTCTGCTCTAAAACCGAGCTTATTGATTTCTCAATTGTGCTAGCACAATCTTTAACAGGTATCACAACAGATACTTTAGGCAATTTAGCCCTCCAAGAATTCTTTACAACCGTGCCCTAGAGTGATATGAGGAGTTTTGGCTTCCCAGTCAATTTTGTTATGGAATATCCAGCCGCCCATTTCTGCTCCTAACCGAGATGCCAGAGCTTTCATTTCATCGTCGGTAACGTCTGACCACTTTTTATCAAAGAACATATTGTTCTCAGGGGTGTCCTCTTGTGGCGTGTTATATTGCGACTGCCAGAATTTAGACCAGTAGTTCTTGTAAAGTCTTATTTTTCTTTCCAGATCAAACCATGACATGTGGTAAACTGTCGGGACGCTCTCGATAGCTGTCGACATCCACTCCTGGAATTTTTGTAGGCTCTCTGCACTTCCCATAAGAGCATTACGACGTTGCTCCTCAACTTCCTCAGAGTAAAAAGCTAAAAACTTTATTCTCTTAAAGTTCTCAGGATGAATATAGTCACATGTGTCACTACCAGGTGCTGTATATAGGTTTCCATCCTCATCCTCCCTTCTGAGCTCTAGAGGGATGCCATGGGTTATGTTTGGGGTATTTTTCGATACCCTCCACTTCCATGGATTGACGTCCACCCTTACTTTGTCATAACCGCCCCAGAATTCAACAACTGGAAGAGCAACAAGATCAGAGAGTTTTGGAAAGCGTTTGACAAGGTCGTGTATTTTCTCGTAATCCCTAGGGAGTACAAATTCGTCGCTGTCCATTTGCCAGCAATATTCCGAAGTGCATTTTGAGCGCGCATATGCTTTCTGCATGCCATCACTATGATAGGCGAAACGTGGATGATCCCAATCGATGGAATTTTGCTCAATAACTAGCCGCGGTTCATCTTTAGACATTGCGGTAAGCTTTTCCCATGTACCGTCAGTTGAACCGCTATCGACAACAACAACCTCATCACAGAACCCCAACATGGACTCAATGGATTTTTCCCATGGATACTCGTTATCAATGCAATTATACACAGTTGTGTATCCTGATATTGTTGGCTTCCAATTCATCTTTGAGATGATACCGTTCCAGAATCTCTCACGCGCGGCAAAAAGATAAGAGTTGGTGTCCAGGGAGTCATCCGTATCAAACCAGATTTCATCCTTGTGCTGAACATTCTCATTAAGAACTAGTTCACAACCAAGAAGCTTAGCCTCAATGACTAGTCGAGGGCATGTGTCTCCACCGCGAGGGAGGTAAACTAAGCCGACGCTAGAAGATAATTTTTGCAGAACTTCATCATGACTCAGACCAGAAATCTTTTCATAGTCCAGTCCATTTTCTTCGCAATGTTGAACAGCATCCTCTGTACCCTTAATCCAGCTGCTCGAATCCAGAACGACCCAACCCGAACGCTCTTTTTCTTCATTATTGAGTTCAGCGACTCTAATAAAAAACTTGTCATCAAAAACAGAGCTGAGTACTACTGATTCACACTCTTCTAGAAAAGGAAAACGGTCAATATATCTTTGCTCCTGTGCTTCTGACATCCACCAGATATTCTTGGCTCCCAAGAAGAAAGCTGAAATCATCTTACCATGAATCTCATCATGACAATCACACTCTTTCTCTTCAATGTGGAGATGCTTTTCAATCGACCTGAACTTACAGAATTTGTAGTCGTATTCAATAATAGAATAATCCAGATTTGCCGCGGCGGTAGGAATAAGGTTGAGGTTCATACCTGAGAAGTTAGTGAAGATCCAGTAGCAGTCGTGATACTTCTGCATCATCTCCATGGTAACATCTCGAGAATAAATGGCAGCAATACTGATATTATCCGGAGCGCTATCAATAAGAGCCTGAGTGGTTAACTCAGCTCCACCAGCAATGTCTTTAGCGTAGAAGTCTGCAACAATTATAATTTCAGGTTTCTGTTTTGTGGTTTGGGTCTCTGCCATCGGTTAGCCTCTCTATATAGATCTATAGATCCAGTAATTTAATAATAGTATATTAATAATAAAAGATCTACAGAATTACTGTTAACTGAATTACAGATCTATATGTAAGAGTATTTTTTAGAATGTACAGAATTTTTTAAAATTATTTATTCTTCAGGATCCTCATACCATTCTTCCATGAAAGATTCACCGGTAACCTCTTCGAGCTTGCGAATCATTTTTTCCATATTGACCCGAACATGTTTTCCGGTTTTTGTATTTCTAGAAAAATATTCCCATTCCCCTTCTTCATTGTGTGGAGATATGTTGGTGGTGTTGCCATTTCCGTCCTTAACCCACAGTTCTGCTCGGCTGCTGGCACCGGTGTTCTTAGCATAAATCCATGCCTTCGTGGTGACCGTGGACGGATTGGTCCCGGTTCCTGAGTCTCCATGGTTCGTAAACCCCGCGGCGACATGATCAAAATTTCCGATCCCTTTGGCCACAAAACCGGCTTTGAGCGTTGTAGTCCCCTCCATCGTTATGTTTGGAGTTGTACCCTGAGTTAAGGGTATTGTCATTGCTAAGTCTTTGTGACTATTCCCGTAGTACGAATAGATAAAAGATTTGTCTTGAGCGTTGTTATACTCAAAAGTATGTCCGTACCAGGAACTCCTTCCGGGTAACCCTCTATCGGTCTGTCTACCCGCGCTCGATTCACCAACTGCCAGTCTCGCATTGGAATCGTGGGAATCAGCCCCAGCACTAATATTAACATTCACGCTGAGTGTGTTTGAACCATTGTCGACGTATCCGGATACGTCAGCGATAATAGGGTAACTGCCCATATTTCCGAATCTGACTACGCCGGAGCCGGATGCACTGGCCGCGTCACCGGTGTTTAAGAGGATTTCTCCATCCGTCTGCCCCGATCTCCTAATTGCGGCAATCGTAAAATCGCCTACCACGTCCAATGACGGAGTGTCATCAGTATCAAAAGTAAATTTTGTCACTCCGTCATCTTTAATTTCAAACTCTTCATCCGCCCCTAAATTCATTGAAAGGCCTTGGGCGGCTTGTAGGGTAAGCGCACCGGTGCTATAAAGCCCGGTTCCCCTAAACGTATCACAATTAATATCATTACCAGAAACAGTTAGATCACCATCTATTTGCAGATTGCCGCCTTGATCAAGCACCATTTTGTTAGTAGCATCGCTCGCGTTATCGCTAGCCACACCAAATTTCATCTTTGCTCCTCTATGAGAGTTAGTAAAAGCCTGACTAGCTTCTACAAAGATGTATCCCATTCTACCTTCGCTGTCATCATTCGCGCTCTCCGAGCCGTACCACTCGATTTGTCCAATGTCATCCCCAGCGGCGATACCATCTGTCTTATGATACCGCAACGAAATCTTTGGTATTTTGGTGTTATCTGTAGAGTGTTGTCTAATAACTAGTTCATTCTCACCGAAGAGGTATTTCCTCTTGGGAGCTGCTGTACCTATGTCGTTTAACCAAAATTCTAACCTTGATCCTGCATTGTTATTAGCATAGCTAAAACCCTCCGTGGCTATAAGCTTGATGTAACCTGTAGCATGAGAATTTGCACCGCTTAGTTCTTCGGAGTTTCGAAAGGCTAGAAGAAAAAGCTCTTCATCGGTGGTGAAGTTGACACTGTCGATCCCAGTTAGTGTTACTTGTTTCGCCGCGCCCAACACCTTCAATTCACCCGTTTCCAAAGTTCCAAGGATCTTATGTTGTGTGCTAACACCCGTTGTGAGAGGTCCAGCAGTATGTAATGCTCCAGCGATCCCGACGTTTCCATTCGCCGTTACACTGTTGGCAGTTCCCAGTGTAATACATGTCGTGCCATCATCTTGCTTAATATCATTACCGGTAACTTGTAAGTCACCAGCAACCGTAACAAGGCTAGATGAGTGGAGACCTAGATCTATGTCAACCTTTCCAACCGTAACCGTTGAGCCTCTTATCTGTATACCTTGGTACAGTGGAGACGCCGTATTAGCGGCCACCTTAAATGTCATACGGGACGTCTCACCGCCATCTGCCGAATCTCTAATATCACTAGTGATTTCAGAATAATTCGTACCATTACCCACGCTATCTTCTGAGGTGAATAATATGGTACCTATAACATCGTCGTCTGCACCATGAGCCCCATTCCTATCTTTAAAAAACTGAAGTCTGGCTGAGGCGGCATCATTAGTAGTATTTTTAATTCTGATTAATGGGTCCCCGGTGTTTGCAGAAGTAAACTCTGTGAGATCATTAGCTACAGTTAGAGAATCAACTATGTTACCGGTGATGCTTACATTCCCTGCGAAAGTCGTCTTTTTATCATCGGCAATTGTCACAGCGGTCGCATGTGAGTTAACACTAGTACCAGATGTTCCACCGTCAGCGACTTGAATCACCACTGAGCCGCCAACCCCTGTACCGGTACCAGCACCACCTTTAATAGTTAGTGCCTGGCCCGCCTGGTTATTTCCGGATTTGTTGGCGCAACCGATTACGCTGGAAGGTATGAGCGCCCCGCTCACAGTCAAATCATTAACAATTTCTGTACGACCTGAGCCGTCAAAAGTGATAGCAGTCCCTCCTGCTGAGCCTTGAATATCATTACCGCTCACAGTCAAATCACCGGCAATCGTCATGCCGCCTGATTCATCGATATTAGCTACTTCAGTTGCAGCATCCCCAGCAACAAAGCTGAACTTTGCGGTACTTGGGTGGGAAGTGGAGTCTTTATCAATTTGTAGGGTTAGTGATTCACGAGAAGCAACCTTACTGGTAGTTTCATCATCATGATCTTCTATAATGACTTTTAGATCATATAAGAACTTATGATCGGCGCCGTTACTACCCCCGATACTGTTTAGCCTGATAAGATTGCTAGCTGCGGTTTTAAAAGTTATTTTATACGCAGCTAGTTTCAGCGCACCATCGGCATTTTCGTTTTGTGCGCCTCCACTATAACGAGCCCAGTCACCGACCGCGCCCTGGATCGTGCCATTAACTGTAAGGTCAGAAAAAGCTGCTGGATCAAGCGTGGTAGTCGATTTTTTCCATTTTACTGGAACAGCAGAGGGAGATGAAAAGCTAGAATCGCTAGAAGCGGCTGTCTGTACCACAAGGTTATCCCCATCTTCCGGGGTGTCTTCGCTGACAGCTGTGAAACCTTTTCCAGCGTCTTTATTGAGCCCTGCAGCGATACCCCAGAAACTGATGGTCACAACTTTTCCGCTTGCCACCGCATTCCCTGAGTTCAACTTAAGTTCACCGTTGGTTAGACTCACAACATAAGCGTCAGTTCCAGTCGGGACAGCTTCTCCGGTCTCACCCAAAGTAAAAGCGATGTTACTTCGGGCCTGCACTCCGTTATTCCCGGATCCTACAAAAACAAATTTATTGTTTATAGTCGCTCCCGTTCCAGCGTGATGAACCTCTGCGTCTCCAGTTTTTTTAACGTCGCTTGTGTATATTGGCATCTCTTATTCTCCGTCCTCAACCGGTTGAAGCATCATCTTGAACCGCTTTCCAGTTAGATTGTTAATTACGTACAAACTGTCCTCACCCTCTTGAATGGTCCAGTTACCGGAAGTTCCATCAACATCATTGCTGGAGCCCATATTATTGAGGTGGAGGTCTCCTGTGTAGAGATTAGCGAACCGCCTGTCGGCCGTCCCTAAGTTGAACGTATTATCCGCTTGTGGAATTATATGCCCCTTATGCTGCATGCACTTTTGGCTAGCGTTACCTTCCACCGTATGAAGCACTCTCTGGATAGCTAACGCCACGTCTCCGCTAGCCACATTATCAGAGAATGCTAACATCCTGTTCGAATGTAAGAACAACCCGCCAGTACCAGCTGATCCAGGTTTGAGCCAGAAATGTTCCTCGGCACTCATTCCACCGGAACCATTATTAATTGTTGTAGTGAATATGGTCTGTCCAGCATTCTGGAAGACGCGTCCGGTTGTTAACGGATTATTCCCGGTAGCGAGTGTATTATCTGCCATGTGCAATGAGCCGCTGATTACGACATTGTTCTTGAAGGCAGAGTTGGTTCTAGAGCCAGCGTCATCGCCGACATAAAAGAACAAATCTGTTGGTATTGGCGTACCGTCGGCATAAATTGCAGCCTGGGTCATGTACTTATCTCTCGAAGAAATTACCATCCCACCGGTTGATTTAGCTCTCTTCTCTCCGCTGTCACCAATACTAAATAGTGTGCCGTTCGCCGGCGAAACGTCAACCAACCTTTCCAGTGTGACCGGAGTCGTAACTTCGCTGTCTCTAAACTTCAACACATTAGAATCTAAGTAAATTCTGTGATCACTGGAACCAAAATTTAATTGTGCCGAAGAACCAGCTAGGTTAACATGTCGCCCAGAAGTAAGGATTAAGTCGTTAGTATCACCATGGATAGATTCCCCAGCATCTCCAAACTCAATCTTCTTACCGTTGGCCATTCTAACCAGGTTATTCGTTATCCTAAAGACTTCAGAGCCAGCCTGATCATTAATAATACCGGTATTGGCAGTAGTAGTGTTAATAGAGAATGCTGTGTTACTACCATTTTTAAGCGTAATGTCTCCACCGGCGGCATTTAACTCAATATCACCAGCTGCGATGATTGACAAGTTATTACTACTGTCAGCTTCAATCTTTTCAGTAGCTGCACCGAAAGTTAACCCGACCTGCGCTGGAAGATTTACGTCGGTAGCTGCAGTAAGATTGATCGCTGCTCCTGAAGCCATTGTAAGGCCATCACTTCCGTCTCCAACGATGTGCTCTCCAGAATCTGATCCCCACTCTATCTTCGTTGTGGCTGTTCCAATTGTTATGTCTCCACCGGCGTCGATTGTTAGGTCTGTACCATTACCTGAGATGTATTCGCCTCCTTTATCAAAGAAGTAGAGCTTTCTATCGTCACCAACACGGATAACTTCGTTTCCGTCAAACTGCTGAAAGATAAGATCTTTTGCGTCGACTTTTTGCTGAATTATTCCATCGCCTGAATTCGCCTGAGTAAAATCAATCTGACCCGTAGCATCACCGAACTTGATTGAGACCTGGTCTCCATCAGCGTCCAAAATAATATCACCCGCGGCGTCAATAATAGCATCTGTTGCTGTCCACGTCGTATCGCCATCCGATGCGACCGTAAATGTAGAAGCATTAGAGCCGTCATAGGAGAGTTTAAGCTGAGCTCCTGAACCAGCTAATACCTCTAATTGAGCACCAGGAACAGCGGCGCCTATACCTACCTTACCGTCCGGACGGACAACCATCTTCTTGGTTAATGACGCGGCATCCGTGGACCGAGTCAAGAAACCTATTTCAGCAGGGCATGTTCCATTTCCGCTCCACGTATCTGTGGCCGTAGCGTTGATTTGCGCAGAAATATTCAAATTTGCATCTTCACCTTCAGCAAACCGAATCTCTCCAAGGTTTTGTCCGCTTGTTAATTCTGCACTATTCTGAAGTCTAGTTAGCTGATAGAATGGACCTGCAGCAGTATTATCGGCCGGCCCCCCATCACCGCTTTTCTTTCTTTGATGAACCACCCCGCCCTGCTCTATGAGCGAGATAAAATTACCAGCGTGGGTACTTCCACCCGGAGCAGCGTACATCCACCCTCTCTCAGTTCCTGTTGAATCTTGAAAACGAAGAAGATTAAAATACAATGCACCATACGTCCCAGAATAAGCCCCGGAGCTCTCCGACGCTGCACTAAAGAACTTAAATCCCGCACCCGGATCAATACCCATGAAAGCCGTAGCGCTAGCGCTTCCGTTCCAGTAGCGCATAACAAGCCCACGGTCTTTATTTGCCTCAGCGCTGGTTACTGTTGAGTTGTAAGTGTCATTATCAGCATTACCACCGGCGCTACCATCACCGGCATCATTTATAACCCCACCGATATCAATCACAGGGTCAACCGAAGTGATAGTTTCAGTGTTCAATGTTGTTGTTCCACCCTGGACGGTTAGGTTGCCACGAACCATAATATCTTGAAAAATGGCGGCGGTGAAAGTGGCGCTACCATCGAAAACGATCGCACCAGCACCATCCCGGTCAGGGGTGAGAGCGCTTCTGTTTGATATAACCAGTGATCCAGCTGCGATTAAGGGATGAAACTTAGAGCCATCAGTTCCATTCCCACCGAGTTGATCAAAAGGATCTGCTGCAGCCTGAGCACTAGCTCTACCCATACTTCCAGTTGCAACAAATATTCTATATTCAGAGTTTTCTCCATTAACCGATGCGACACCATTTCTAGCTGCATTACCTAGGTGAATACCTTCTGGTCTGGTACAAATTGCACCATACTGGTCAGTCTCAAGCGTAAGCGCGGATGGAGCTTTTATGATTAAGTTGTTATCGCTTGGTGCATGAATAAACTGAGAGTCATCATGAAACTCGAGCTTCTTGCTAGTCGACATTCTCAAAGACGAAGCCGTACCGCCTGCCGTTGTATTCGCCATGGAAAACAATCTTTGAGCATCACCGTCATACCATGCTACATCTGCTGTGACCTGATTCAACCCCCAATAGCCTTGAAGAGTACCAGCATGCTGAATGGCTATGTCACCGCCGTGAGGGTCCAAATAGATATCACCATCAGCGTCAATTTTTATATTGGCACCTATGTGAGCACCGGAACCTTCATGGTGGTTGCTCGCAAGTGTGGTCTCACCGTCAGTACCACATGTAATTGTAAAATAATCCTGAGCTCCATCTTTATTAAAGATGGAGAATCTATCGTTGGGGCTATCGAATCTAAACCTGACCCCACCATTGTCTGTGATGTCGGTAACACCTCCATCAGCCTCAAGCACTATTTTCTTTTCTGCAGCGATTGTAACGCCACCCGCTGCAGCTTCTATCTTAATAGCAGCGTCCGCAGCTGCAGCCTCTGTATCACCCGCTGCATTTTTAATAAGAATCTTTTCGCTACCAGCAGTTCCGTGAGGAGAGAGTAGCATATGCGTAGAAGCCGTGTTCCCAAGTGTCAGAGTCTTTTCGTTTGCCAGCGTGGATCCGATAAGCATGTTGCCAGTGGCTTCCATCTTTACGCCATCAGCTTCATGAGAATGTATATAGACGTTAGCGTCTCTAAACTCAAGTTTTATATCTTCGTTAAACCTAAATGTGGGCTTTGCTGTGGTGGCTCCTTTTTTGCTACCAACGAAACTAAACAACAATTGTTGTGTGTTTGCGTTAGATCCATTTCCATAGCCGTACCACTGAAAATCGTTTAGACTGCTACCGTCTTCAAGTTTTACGAATCCGAATTCGTCTGCTGCGTCAGAAGTATCTGTTGATCCATGGCGAAACCCAATGTATCCGCTCGTTGTATCAAGATTGATATCACCGTCGCTTAACAATGTTATATGAGCAGCTACAGAATCATCATCAGCATGAGTAGATAGCTGTGTTACGCCGTTTAAATCAACGGAAATCTTAAAATAGTCTCTGTCACCGTCTACATCGGCGTCATCATAAATCGTGAGAGAGGGGCTTGCAACGTTAAAATCAAAAATATCATGAGCCTGATCATCATCTCTCATCGTAATGTTACCACCAGCTGCAGTCATTATAATGTCACCGTTAGTTACAGTGTCGATGGTCAGGTTTGAGCTGTTATGGTTTTTGATTATATTCGTCTGTACAAAGCCATCAACTCTTATATCCCCGGTATTCTCTATCGTCACACCACCAGTCTGGCTGGATGGATTATAGGTTCCGTTACCGTGGAACCCACCTGCAAAATAAGCTCTAGAAGCAGAGGGAGTGACAAAATTACCAGGTACAGTATTATCAACTTCTATGACTTGTCTTTCCGCGTAAAGGCTACCACTAACAGTTACGTTCCCTAGAAATAACACTGTTGAACCGTAGGAGTTACCAGCCAGTGCGACGTTACCTGCAGCGCTAGGGTTACCACCCGCCGGCTGTGTCGCATCAAGACCACGCTCCGTACCTTGGCTTGCTGGGTGTCCGTCAAAAAGACACCAAACGTCATCCCCGATTTTGGCATGAGTTAAATTTAAGTAAGAGCTAGCAGAGTCGGTCTTGTGTTCATTAGAAATAGGACCACCCCCACCGGTCCTTCTAGTCCCCTCAAAATCGCTAGCTTTGCTGGCAGAGTAAAAGACTAATCCTAAGTGGGGTTTCGAAGATTCTGCAGATCCTGATCCAATTACGATAGAAGTCCTTATTTGCCTAGTTCTAAAATCTCTTGCCATCTTAATCTACCCTATAATATATCGCTGTGTAGTGAATGTCGAATGATGCATTCTTATCATTTGTTCCGTCTAAACTAAGTATTATGTCGAACCCGCTTGATGTCACGTTCGTAGCGATGACATTTTGGGCCGATCCAACAGAGATTAGATTAACCGTTGGGACCCCTTCCATCTGCTTTTCAAAAACAACAGAACGGGGTGAAGCATGACCAGCCAGAACAGTTTCGGTGCCTGAGCAGACGTGGGCTCTACTAAAACTAACGCCAGGCATTATCTAATGTCCATAACTTGCAGCGCAACCGTTCCTGTAAACTCTGCGCTGGATTCCAGAGTGAATGTTACTACCCCTGTCGTCGCATTCAGATTGAGCGCTGATATAAAAACATTAACGTTACTCTCATGCGCATTTTCTTCAATGGTACTAACACTGAGAGTGATTGTCGGCATTGATTTATAAAACCCCTCCATAGCTCCTGTCACTTTATCTGTCACCTCGAATTGTACCAGCAGCGATTCTATTACAACTTCTGCTGTCGTTCTGTAAGATGTGGAAACAGGATACCTTGTAACTGGGTATATTTTTCTATATCTATTTCTGTCATATTTTTGAAATGTCGTTGACTTGTTGGCCATGCAAAAACCTCCAAGCTTAAATATATATCAGAGAATATTGGATGCCAAAGTAGCCAAATTTGATCTCTGTCCATGGGGAATGTGAACATGTGCAGCCAGGTTTGTTCTCTTAAAACGATCAACTATAATAGATAGACCATTGGAAACTTTATCGATGTACGGAGTGTCAATCTGGTCTGTGTCGCCTAACAGAACTATTTTAGAATTTTTTCCTACTCGAGTGATTAAGGTCTTGAGTTCATGAACGGTTGCATTTTGCGCCTCATCAACAATTACAAATGAATCGTTAAAAGATCTGCCTCTGATGAACGCTAGCGGTGCAACTTCAATCTGGCCCTTGTCTTTCATCGCTTCGAAGTATGTAATATCATTAAACATCGTTTGGAAGTTATCTTTTATCGGAGCTAGCCATGGATCCATCTTTTCGTTGAGATCACCAGGTAAAAATCCAATATCGTTTCCGACTGTCTGGATGGATCGGCTGATTATGATTCTGCTGTATTTCTTGCTCATGGCTCCGTCCATGGCTGCCATTAAGGTCAAAAAAGTTTTTCCTGAGCCAGCGATACCGGTTAGCGTAACTAGAGGGATGGTTGGCTGCATTAAGGCGTCGATTGCAAAGCTCTGCTCTTTATTCTTTGGAGATATCTTAGCTATCCCACCTGGCGCACCAATGAGCTTATTAAGAAACCCATCTTCATATCTCGCAATAAAGCTAGAGTGCTCTCCTTCGTTCACCAAGACATATTCATTAGGGAATATTCCGTGCTCATCCCCAATATGTATCTCACTCTCTTGATAAAATTTATCAACGCGGTCTTGATCAAGAAGCATTGTATGACAACCCGAGTAATCCACATCTTCGCTAGCAATATGATCCTTGTAATAGTCCTCAGAACGTATCCCTAGTGCATCGCACTTAACTCTCAGGTTGATATCCTTGGTCACCAGGATAATAGCCTTCTCAGGGTCTTCTGCTCCTTCGGAAAGTGTAGCCGCGATGATGAGATTGTCACCAGCATTCCCAGCTAACCCAAACGGAGCAGTATGCTCGCCAATTATTACTTTAATTGTCTGATCCCTTGAGTATTCTTCAGGTATTGTTATACCTTCATCAAGCCGACCAATATCTCTAAAGCTGTCCAGCAGCCTGTTAACGTACCTAGCTGCCTCACCGACCACACCAGGCTTTTCTTTAAATCTGTCTAGCTCATCTAAAACTTGGAGTGGAATAACGACATCGTTTCCTGGAAATGAGTGTATGGAAGTTTTGTCATAAAGAAGGACGTTCGTATCTAAAATGAATGTTTTTCTTTTCATAGATTTTCCTCTTTTTGTAAATTTGAATATTTTCTATTATCATTTATTTGATACTTGCTTAAGGTAAAAGGGACGTATGGGAAAAGACAAAGAGTTAGCATGTTTTGAGGTTCATGGTAAATACGATGTTCCTTGCCAGAAAAAATCTTGTAGATATTGGATCAATTATTCTTGTGAACAAAACTGTACCTTAATTGCTGCCTCTGAAGGACCTAAGACCCTTCAAGAAATCGGTGATATTTTTGGTGTAACTAGAATGAGAATTTGTCAAATAGAAAAATCAATCAAAGATAAATTGATGAATTTTAAACAAACTCTCAATCCTTAAATCATTTACTTTTATCGCTTTCCAGTGAAAGTTTTACTAAAGCAGCTGCTTCACCTTTCAAGGCCCGCAATCCTCTTCTGGCTCTTACACCAGCAGAAGCATTACCATTTGCATTCTTTACTACGTCAACTTCAAGTGATTCGATAAGAGTTTTAATTTCTTGCCACTTATTTGCTATATTTGATTCAGACATTCTTTACTCCTCAGGCATCAATATTGAGCCGGTCTTTTTTTCATCTAGACAATTTATTATTGCCAACATTTTTTCTCTGTTCTCTAGCTCTAAAGCTAGAACTTTTATCAATTGTTCAATTTCTAACTGGTTTACCCCGAAACGTAAAATTTCGCTTTTTATCTCTCTGCATTTTTTCATGCTATTGGTTATTTTATCTAGATCTTTCATGTCAAAACTCTGAGTCAGCCACAAACGGCTCTATATTAAACCGGTTACCACCTACATAAGTTAGAAATTTTCCTTGCACTTTTTTTTCTATTTCATCCTTCGTAATGATTATTTTTTCTCCGATTTTTTCATGGTTTAAAATAAAAGAAACATGTTCCCAAATGTATAGCTCACAATCGTAACTATTCAAAATATCAGAAACGCTAGATGGCAACATCAAGGAAAAATCCTCCCTTGTCGGCAAACTGTTTAAAGATTCGTGACCAACAGCGATTTCTGACTTGCATATATCATAAACTCTATGGACAATTCCACAGTTGTTGCATTGAGCAAATTTTTCTAGAACGTCATCGGAATCATCCACTATCGAGAAAACGACAAACTTATGAAACGGCGGATTCTCTCTACGTTTATATTGTGGCAGTATACACTGACACTCAATTAGATGCTTCACTCCCTGCAACTTCAACCTCGCAATAAAGTAAATTTTAAGAGATTCTACTTGGCGTGTAAATCGGCTATGGATGATGAAGCCCATGATATTGGCTTCATACGGCAACCAAACCCCATGGCGGTGATCCATTGTCTGGCTTGATCACATACAACATTACTTTTGTTTTTCTTATTTTCGCTAATATCGGCGTGGACGAATATCTTCCTATGTTCGCCTATCATACTCTTAATAGACACCGCGGTATCGATGGAATCCTGGACTTCTTTTAGAAGCCTAGAAGATAATGCTGTTCTATAGTTTTTATTCTCAAAAGTTCTTTTAAAAAAGTACTTTGAACACTCCCCGGGATCATAGACGGCTATTACTGTGGCGAATATAAGGCTTCCTGATTTAAAGTGAGAGTCGGTCCCTATGTGGATTTGGGAGCTTGGGTATTTTTTGATAACATCAATGATCTCTGGAATTTCAAATTGTCTACCAACAGAATTTTTCCATTTATCTTTCAATTTACCGTTCTAGCCTTACCAGATAACCAACACTAAGTATCTTGTTTAACGCCGTTTCTGCTTCTTTTAAAGCTCGAGACACCGCAAAAGCCGGGTGGTGTGTAGTAGCTAGCCCAGTCTCTTTATTAACATCTACGCCAGATAAGTCATAAAAGTCATTATTCGAAATCAATCCACAGGTCGCAATTTGTTGTAACATACTCGAGAAAAAGTTCAATTGATCAAATATAAGACCCTTTTTATTCCATGCACTTTCGTTCAGAAGTATTGAAGTTCTAGCGCTGTGTGAAAGATCTAATGCTTTACTTTTAAAGAAAATTTCAGCTCTGTTGATTAAAACAGAGACGTCAGAGCTTTCGCGAAGCTCGTAATTATTAAGAAGCCGTCCTGTTACAAACCCGTAAGTGGAAAGCTTTAGAGGATCACAGACCTTGTGTATTACATCGTTCCAGAAATCAGGTGAAGGCTCAGCAACACAAACTCTACACTTCCCTAGATCTAGATTGACAGCGCAAGTATTTAAAACACTGTGATCAGCGCCTTTTGCAAGTACCAAGAAAGAGGTGTCTTTTTCCATAGAAAGATTCAGGATAAGATTAATCTCAGAAACATCTTTGATGAACCCATCATAAACCACTATCTGTGCATTATTTAAATTAATAGATTCTTTATTCTTGAAAAAAGCAGAATGTAGACTGCAGTGGATAGACATTCCAGACTCAAAAACACAAGCGTTTTGAAAGCTGTTGGATTTCTTGATATCAAAATTTGAAATGAAACCATTTTTTTCGAAGATCTCAACTAGGTCGTTAGACTTAAGCAGGCTTGAGTATGCGAATTGCTGCTGTAGAATTTCTTTAATTAAACCGATCTCTGCTTCCTTTGCGGCGCTCATTAGATCTTGGTTTTCAGGTACGTTACCTCGCTGCCTCAAGGCGTTTATAAGAAAAGGTAAAAAAGACGCAGCTGATGGGCTGTAGCTCTGCAAAGATTCAATTTGTGATATTAGTAGATCTCTAATATGTTGATTGCTAAATTCAAAATCTAATATAGATCTGTAAGTTTCTGCAAAGGCTACGTTACAAATTTCCTCGTACCCAAAATAAACTAATTTATTTGATTTTTGTTGCTCACAAAAAAGCTCTAACTCTTCGAAAAAAAGATCGATCTCTGATCTGTCTACAGGATAGATTGAGCTTAACATTTTAGTGGAGGTTGTTTCTGTCTTTTGATCCCATACCAGCTGCTAGGCCGCTAAGCATGTTTGTGAAGTTCTCTGCAGCACCCTCAATTTCTTTGGCAGCTGCTTGTTTTTCGCTATACGCCACGCAGTATCTAAAAAAAGAACCGAGCACGCCTAATGACAAGGTCACAATCGCTAGGTTTAAATTTGCAAATGCCATGATAGATGACGCTAAAATCAGAATTTCACTGGCTCCGATATTTTTCATGAATCCCTCCAAAGGTTATTACTGGCGTATACTAAGATTTCCTCAGCAGACTCCTCTGTATAACCATAATCATCAATCATTGTTTTTACCATATTGTTGTACTTTTTCTTTTGCTTATCATCTCTAGTCTTGGACTTCGTAACTATTCTAGCCATGTCCTTGACACTATTGATTAGGTAGCTTTCAATGGCTTCTTTCAAGGGCTCGTAACTTCTGTAATCTATGGTTTCGCCTCTTCTAACCTTGGCGAACATGTAGGCAGTTACGTCTGATCTGAATCCGTCTTTAGATGATCCGACGATGCCAATGCATTCCTCAATGGTTCCCATGAACTTTTCATCAGGCTGCATTTCTTCATTCGTCACTTTGTCTTTCATCTTTGTCTTCATAGCAAAAGCTTCAGCATTATCTAGGTAAGTCTCAAATAAAGACTGCGCCTGCTCTTCGTACGCTGCTACGAATGCCTTAGCTATTTCATTCTCTAAGATCCTCAAGTATTCTTTTCTTACAACGTCTTGTAAGATAGTCAAGCACTCTTGCTTAAAGGCTTCATCTACAATCTGTTCCTTACAGTTCTTGGCTATCGTATCCATTATAGATATTGGCGTTATAAAGCCCTTATCGCTATCCGAGAGGGCACAGTCAACAGATTTCATAATAAACCTTGTTGAAATACCGCTCATACCCTCATGGGCCGCCTCTTCCCTCAAGTCCTTTATGTCAATCTTCTTGACTCTGCCTTTCTCAATAACATCTTCGCCATTGTATATCTTCATCTTCGTCAATGGATCACACTTACCAGAAGTTTTAAGTCTGGACATCACGCTGAACATTGAAGCGATTCTTAGCGTATGCGGAGCGATATGGCTATCGAAACTTGATCTAGAAAGAAGCTTTTCGTATATCTTGATTTCTTGATCAAGTTCTAAAACATAAGGAACATTTACTTTCACCACTCGATCAATAATAGCTTCATTTGTATGTTCGCTCTGAAACCGATTCCATTCGGCTTCGTTACAGTGAGCGATAATAACTCCATCAAAGTGGATCATGTCGTGCTTTCCTGGGGCGGGAACTCTTTTCTCTTGGGTCGCGGTGATTATTGTGTGAAGAAACTCAATCTCATTCTTAAAAAGCTCAATAAACTCTACAATTCCTCTGTTGCCGATATTAAAGGCGCCATTAAGAGATAGTACACGAGGATCATCTTCTGAGTAAAGATCTAGTTTAGAGATATCTTCAGAGCCAATTAATACTGAAACGTCTTGTGAGTTTGCGTCCATTGGTGGGACTGAAGCCACACCTCTTCTACCTCTTTGAGAAAAACTAGTCTCTACAACTTGGAAGTCTTCATATCTTCCATCCATTTCTTGAAGAAGCTGGTACCTGACCGGTGGTGATATATCACCCTCAATTTTAACACCTAGCTCTTCTTCGAACGCGCCTCTGATACCTCGAGGTATGAGTTGTAGCGGATTACCTTTTTGTGGGTCACCGTCAATATGAAAGTAGCTAACGCCATCTAGGGATCTTTTAATATGTTCTGTAAGCGCAGACTTACCAGCTCCGACAGGACCCATTAGCAACAAGACCTGCCTAGACTCTTCCCCTCTAGCTGCAGCTGATTTAAGGAACCTCATGATCTTTGAAATAACTCTTTCTGATCCGAAAAACTCGCTCTTAAAGTAGTCGTAGATCTTGACATTCTCACCATCGAATATCTTATTTTTTCTTGGGTTACTGTCTTCCATAACAGAGACACCATGATCTACCAGCGTGTCATATAGCTTTTTGTGGGCTGCATCTGCTACGTCTGGTTTCTTTTTGACCAGGTCTAGGAAATCAAGAAAGTCCCCCTTGAACTTTTCTTTTTTTACCTTTTTTCTCTGTCCTTCAATTAATTTTAAAAAGCTCTTCTTGTTGCTCACAACGTCTCCTAAATTTCGAATGGCTCATGTTCTATTACTGTGTCTAGCCGAACAACACCACCCCATAATGTAGTAATATAATCGACTACTTTCTCTGCGTAACCTAATTCTAGATCTCTTCCATCATGTTCATGATGAATCCTTAATACATTATTGGGCTTTAATTCTTTTATGATTATCTTAGGTATAGAATTTGACCCAACCTGCTTTATTAAAGAAGACTTTACTTCTTTCCATCCATCGTCGTCAGAGACTTCATTAATAACATAATCTCTTTTATACAATGAATACGAAAACAAGTTTAATTCATAACAGTCTTCTTTCGTTAGATATTGCCTCAAGAATGACTCATCATGACAGACTTCTCTAGCGATAAAACATTCTTCTAACCCGTATCTTTCTTCTATTTTATTGAAAAGGTAGAACCCCAGATGATAAGGGTTAATACGCCCTAAATGCGGTCTCACAACCTGGTTATGGCTCTTTAAAAACGGAATGTGATATTTTTGCGGTAGATCTAGATTATGCATAAGGCGATAGTGCCAAAACGAAGCCCATCCTTCATTCATAATTTTGGTCCTGATCTGTGGCATGAAATACATCGATTCCTGTCTAACGATCTCTATTATGTCACGTTCCCAATCTTCTAGGTTAAGAGCCATCTCGCCGACAAAAGCTAATATATCAATCTCATCCTCAATCGGAAATATGTCAGGATTTCTATCTTTAACTGATGCATCTCCAGACTTTATTCTCTTGATTAGATCTTTTCTTCTGGATTGGTGCGGAACATAATCCTTACAGCTGGGCGAGATATTCATAGATAATGCATGAGCGCAATCAAGCACTCTCTCCACTTTCTCTATTCCTATGCTGGGATCCTCTATGTAAGAATCTATTCTCTTTTTTGCGTTTTTAAATCTCTGAATAACATTCTCTGGTCTAGTCTTCGCGAACGTTAAGTTGTTCTTAAAAAAGTCAGAGTGACCAACACAGTGACACATGATTAAAAGCTGCAGGTAAAATGGGTTTTCTCTCATGAGATACGCGATCGATGGATCACTGTTTATTATAAGCTCGTAAGGTAATCCTTCCGCACCTAGGTTATACATCTGGTGCGTTCTTTCAAAAGACTTACCGTAGCTCCAATGGCGATAGTGCAGTGGCATACCGTGATATGCCATATTTCCTATCATTGCGTAATAGTCACATATTTCATATGATATAGGAAACCAGTCAAGATCATGAGTTTTTGCTAACTCTATAATTCTGTCATCCCATTCTTCTAAATCTTTTATGCTCCAGTCACTCATTAAAGCCTCCAAAAAATCTCTGGAAAGCTAACCAGACATCGTCTTTATTCCTAATCTCTGCGATTTTAAAATTATCTTTTACCAGCGGACCGAATATCTCTGACAGCGTGGACATCTGCAACCACGCTCCCCTTCCTTCTCGCGGCTCTATTTCGCAGTAACCAAAAAACTGGCTTAAGGATGCCAATCTGCGAGCGCTTTTAACCGCACCGTCGTTATCTTCAGGCCAATTATCTCCATCAGAACACTGAAAAGTGTATATGTTCCAGGTGTCCGGGTGGTATCTTGTATCTATAACATCTAGACATTTATCTAGTCCGGTTGAAACAAGCGTTCCTCCTGTCGAACCTTTCGCGAAAAAATCATCTTCATTAACTTCAGCTGCGCTAGTGTCATGAGATATAAAGCAATGCTCAGTGTTTTCATATTTTGAACGGATGAAGTGGTACAAAAGAAAGAAGAAGCTTCTAGCCAAAAACTTTTTCTGCTTGGTCATCGAACCTGATACATCCATTATAAAGAATATTGCAGCGTTCGATGTCGGTTTCTTTTTTTCTTTGATGAAGCGATATCTTAGATCATCGTGATGAAAACCAAAGCGCTCTTCATTTTCCGGATCGTAAGTGCTATTTTTTATGGCTTTCTTTTTTCTTTTGATTTTTTTCTTGATGGTTTCTTTTTTATCGAGTCTAGGCCGGATGCCTTCATTTCTGTAGCCACTTCTCTTGAACGATTTACTGGAGATATTTTTGAACTTCTTTTTCTCCATGTTTGGTAGCTTAAAATGATCAAACAGGTAGGCTGACAATTCATCTAAGGTAATTTCAACCTCATAATACTCTTCGCCCTTTTCGTTACCCGCTTTGTTTGGTTTAGCTGGGGATCCCTTCCCTCGCTGCCCAACCTTTTGGCCTCTGTGAATGTCTTGACCTTCTGCCGATCCTACATTCTTTTTGTTTTCATTGTCACCGTAAACAAAGCGATATTCCTTAATGCCCTTGACTGGTATCTTAATTTTTTTCTTACCATCTTGACCGATAATAGATTCATCGGCGACAATGTCATGGATCCCTTCCTTTATCGCTTTGTCGATTTTTTCTTTGTGCCTCTGCCTGTCAGAGCCAGATCGGTCAGAGACGTTTTTATTTTCTTTAAAAGTAGACATATATGTCTAAATATAAATTTTATGCTAGAATAAGAAAATATAATTTTCGAATTGAGTTATAGCGTCAGCCAGAAACTTTGAGGTGTTTTGCTTAAATCCCTCTGTGGTAACCCACTCGAACCCACAATGCTCCCAGATTCCAGTATGAGGATTCTTGGTGATCTGGGGCTTCTGTTGAGTTCTGGCTGTAAACACTACTAGCTTTCCGCTGGATATAGGTGGAACAGATTTGATTAGGTCTACGTTTTTTAATTTTATCCCGCACTCTTCAAAACATTCTCTTTTGGCACAGCTCAAAAAGCTCGAGTCAGTATTGTCAAGAGCACCTTTTGGTAGGTCATATGTCCCATCATGGTTGATTAGAGCCAATATTTTCTTGTTTTTGTTTCCCTTGACTATGATGAACCCTGCTCCGGGGCCCGGGCCTGTTCTGCTTTTACCTACCATAATCATCCTCTAGTCTGATTACGTCATCCAACTCTTTAGTGCTAACTTCGATTAAAGTACAATCACCGCTAGCGGCAGAGAATCGGTGTACTACACCGGGAGTGATGTGAAAGGAATCACCCTCGTTAAGACACAGAATACCATCTTCCAGAACTAATTCAAGAGTCCCATTCATCACTAAAATAGTCTCTTCTTTTTTCTCGTGCTTTTGAAGTGATAACCGGTGTCCGTCCTTGATATGAATAATTTTTCCGACGTAGCCATCTTCACGGTTAGAGAAAGCCCATATCTTTTCAAAGCCCCACGGCTTATCAATTACTGTTGATGGTTTCATTGAACTCCTCTGGGAACAGTCGACGATTCATGCTATAGAACCTGTTCCAGTCTTCATCCAAAATATAAGTAGTTGCATAGTCGTCTTTTGATCTGACTGATCTTCCGATCGCCTGAATAATCGTCTTAGCCGTTTGCAGCGGATACCACCATTTCCATTTATTCATTTTCTTACGAATCAATTTATCTCCTAAGTAGGGATAGGGTATCTTACAAATTATTTGAAAACGGCTTAAATCATCCCTTAGATCAACCCCCTCGGTCATCGAAGGAGACAGTAGTATTGTAGGTTTGTCTGATTTCCGGTGCCTCTCTAAAGCCTCATCTCTATCTTCTGATGAATGGTATATCAGGCGGTACTTTCCTTTCCTAACGTTCCTCTTAAGATAATTTGCGATCTTGTAAGAGTGGCAGTGGATTATTCCTTTCTCTTCATTATGCTCCATGATAATGGACTCCACCGCCTTAGCCAACCTAGGTAGCGTTTGCTCTATATGTTGGGATGACATCTTTCCAATCCCAGCTGTAATGACAGGCCGATTCTCAACCGGAAACGGGCTAGGTAAGGATAGAAAAGCACACTCACTCTCTTTTACACCCAGAAGCTCGCAGAAAGCATTCTTGTCTAAGATAGTGGCACTCATAAGGAGGACCTTATCAGCTCTATCGAATAAATGTTCATGAGCGTATTTAGAAACATCGATCGGCTTAAACTCCATCTTTCTCATAGATCGCCCTTCAGCTGGGATCAGATTAAAGACCCAGTTGTCTCTTTCATACCGGTCTATGAATCTTTTAACCTTACAGACATGCTTGTCTAGAAGATCAAAATTAGTGGAAACCTTTTGTATTTCTTTGATCTTGTCTTTTAGACCGCTGTACTTTTCCATCACACTCTCCATGTGTTTAAGTCTGGATTTGATGTGAGGGTAGTACGTGTCTTCTATCCATTGATAAGCCTTTCCTTGGGTTACATCCTTAGGCAGCTGTATGTTTTGTGACTTACAAAACCTTTCTGAAATTGTGACCTCAATAAATTTAGACAGCTCGTTCGAGGCGTTATGAGCCTCGTCAATCACCATCAAGTTTCTAGGCTTAAGCTTTCCAGCGTATACGGTTTCCGCCAGGAAATAAGAGAAGTTGGTTACACCTTTCTTCCCATTAATGAATCGATCCTTTTCTTTTTTATAATTGCATCCGATAGCGCAGCATCTCCAAAATGGAGAATCCTTAGGTGTTGATCTTAGTAGTCTTAAGCTTTCACCGCAGGTTGAACCCTTGTAATATTTACAGCTGTAGTTGGAGGACGACTTAAGAGAAAGCATACTTTGACCAGCTGCAAAGTCGTCCATGTATTGTGCTTGTAATATTTTTTGAGTAGTCAAGAAATAAGCACCCTTTTCTTTTTCTGTCTGTACCGGTGCCAAAAGGTTGGCAGCGTAAACGCCTAAAGCGCTTTTACCTACACCAGTCCCGGCTTCTATCACACAGAATTTCTTGTTATTAGAGATAAAAGAATCGTGAATAAAATCCATCGCTATCTTTTGTTGCTCTCTAGGTTCATCATACGGGAAAAGTTGTAGCATTCGTAAACTCCTTTATGCTTAATTGTAAACATTTATCGTCATTTTTTTTGAAATTTTAAGAATCTTTGTTTTCATCTATAGTTATTTTTATGCAAGACAAAAGGAGAACTAAGATCAAAAGGTTATTTTTAGTGCCTTTCCTGGCTTCTCTTTCTTTGATGGTACTGTCAAGCTGCGCAGTGGCCGTCAAGAAAATAAGGCCTCACCACAAAGCCTTCGCACAAGTAAAGACGATTGTCGAGCTCATAACTTACGAATGCAAGACAGATCCTAAAACGAAAAAAGAAAATTGCAATTTTGTATCCGCAGGGGCTCGAGCTGCCCTAGGCTCTGGGACTTTCTTTAAATATAGAGGCCACACCGCCTTCCTGACTGCAGGCCATGTATGTCTAGGGCCGGCATTTGAGATATGGGATAACATACCTAATGGCTCAAGAGTTAAAACAGAGATACTACTAGAGAGTTACACTGGCCATAAGATCAAAGGAAAAGTTGTATATGTCAACAGAAAATATGATCTCTGTGTTGTCAAGGCGATCCATCCAACAGTAAAAAGAATACCAATAGTATCAAAGATCAAACCGGTTTTGCATGATGACTATTATAGCGTTTCTGCTCCGGTGTCAATCTTCGATACCGGGATGGTACCGGTTATGAAAGGGCTTTATGTTGGTGACAGCAAGGTCTTCTCATTCTACACTATACCGGCTGCTCCAGGGGCTTCTGGAGGTGCAATCTACGATGAGTCTAATAGTATAATTGGGATAGTGCAAAGGACACATTCAATGTTCCCTCAAGTGTCACTTTCTATAAAATACAAAGATTTGCAGGATACGTTGGATAGATTCGTAGATCTACAACAACAAAAGATTGAAGCTCTTATTGAGTAAACTCTTTGCTTAGTTTGTAAGCTGTGTTCCTAACCCAATTATCAGCCTCTTCGGGCGTCAAAAAGACTTTTGAATACTTCTCTTTACCGTCGCGGGTCGCGACCATAGCATATATGCCATTCTCAACTGGATAGGAGTCAACCTCTACGTCGGTAAGAACGTCATCGAACTGATGTGGCTCTTGCCTAACAGTATGGAGATTTCTGCCTATTTCTTCAGAGACTTTATTTCTTTTTTTATTTCTGATAGTAGCGCGTTCATTTTTTGCGCTTTTTCTATTTGAGAATTTTTTACCGCTATTAGTCGAGCGCGCTCGATATTCAGCAGTGCCTTCCTCAGAAAGAAAGTGTACTCTAAGTTGTTCATCTTCTTTTACCTTTGCATTGCGCCTGAGGTAAAGTTGAACATATTCTCTCAGGCGCTTAATTCTACTGTCTTCGTCCATTGGTTTCTTTCTAAACCCTCCGCCTGGTTGTTGGTTTACAATTATAAATATGTGGTCTTATTTTTACTTATTTCTTATTACTAATCTTGTATGATAGGTAGTCATGAACCACTCCGACACCGTGCCTAGCTATAGCTAAGTACTCTAGACACCAGGTCGGTATGTTATCTTCGTCCATCAGGATATCGTGCAAACGCAGCGCGTCTTGTGATGTGTGAAACAAATGACCCTTTGCATGCTTACCTTCAGATGGTACTTGGTAATCCAGGTTTCTTCCCTTCATACTTTCTTGGGGCATATCATCCCCTGCGCACTCTCTTATAATCCTTCTTAAGGTGCTCATTCTAATTTTCATAACTAATTTTGCTCCTGATTATAGATATGATTTTACCGCGAACATGTCTATATATTTTTTCTATTGGATCCTCGTGATCATGATCTTCTTTTCCGCTGTCTTCATAGTCAATCAACGGGAATATGTCTTCTTCCTCGTCAACAGTTTCTTCAGTGATCTCAATTAACTCTTTATCCAATTCTGGATATTCGTTATCACTCATGACCTTCCTTATGCTTCTTATAGTCGAAGTGGTCGTACACTGCATCTAAAGCGTATTTGATTACAGCTATTTTACTCTTAGCCCACTCTGGTAATTCATCCATATCGTCCAGTCTGTCATGAAGACTCTGCGCATTTTTGGCTATGTGAAAGAGTTGAGCTTTAGCCATCTTAGATGAACCTACCTCTTTAGCTGGAGTGAAATCTAGCACTGCATCTATAGCATTTATTTCTTCACTGATCAGTTCCTCTAATAACTTCTTTACTCTTGAGTCCACGATTATTTAACTCCCTGAATTAGCTCAATTCTGTTTTTCTTTCCCGTATGGGTTACTAAGTACATTAACACGTCGTTTAAGCCTTCTCTTACCTGTATTGTCTTATTACTATTGATTATCGCTAATGAGGGTACGTTACTGACATTCATTTCTCTAGAGAACAAAAACCCCCAAGTTTTTTCAATATCAATAAACACTACTTCTTTTTCTATTCCTGCGTCTTTTAACAGGCGAAAAAGCTTTTTGCAAGCCCCGCAATAGTCAGCGGCAAAAACCACATAAATGGTTTCCGATGATAGGCCTTGTGATTGCGTCTTTAATAATTCACCTACCTCCTGGTAAGATGAATATTTTGATTTGCTAATTTCATGTTGACATTTTTTCACAACTGTCTGATTACAGGCAGGTATAAGAGCCAGCAAGATAATTAGCAAATACTTCATTCACTGTCCCTAGCTTTTGTCAATTTAGCTTTTGCGTTTTCCAAGCATCCGATGCACCAGCTCCAGCCACGTTTAATCCACGATCCGAGCCCTCTCCAAAGGCCTAGGCACCATTTCCATACTACACCTAAGGTATCGCCTATAAATTCTATAGAGTGGTCCCAAGCAAGGTCAAGCACGTCGATAACTAATTTAAGAGGAGCGCTCACAGCTCTAATAAATGGGTGCTTGTCTCTACGAAGCATCAACCAAGTTAAAGCAACGCCCAAGACCAGGCCAGCTGTTCTAGGATAGCTAGCGTCCAGGTGAACGATCAAATCACCACCCCAAGACAAGAGGGAGATTATCCAGCCAACTAACACTTCACTTCCGTTAATAAGGCTCTGGTAACATGTATTCAAAAGCTCAACCATTATTTAAGACTTCTTTCATAATTCTTTTAATTCTTCGAATTGATTCCATTCGCCTTTGAGACTTGCTACCACCCGGTCGTCGACCCATACCTTGCCGCCCAGGCGCCATTTCTGCTCTGGATAATTCTTGATCTCTACCCATCTGATCTTCCATGTCATCTCTATCCATCCTCTGTAGAGATCTAACGACGTCAGAATCATTAAGATCATACAGTATATCTTCTAGCTCTTCCATGGTCTTGCCCTCAAGATCATAGACATCTTTTCGTCCATGGACATCTTTAGAAGCCATCCGAATTTGATTAGCTAGTTCATCCCTAGGATCGTCAGAATTGTAGCCGAACTCTTCGTGCATGCTGTCTGCCTCTTTGTTTATTTTTTGACCTGCTTTTTTAGCATCTTGATACGCTTTAGTATTGGGATTACTTTTTTCACCACGCTTTTTCTTAGCGTGAATATTCGCCCAGAGACCTTTTCTCTCTTCTTGAATAATTCTTCGAAGTTGTCTTTTTGTGATCTTCACTTTAACGTCCTCATTAACGCCTGGTATTGCTCAAACAGGCCCAATCCCTGGAATGATTGAGCGACAGCGAGCGTTACTACAGCCGCTGAGGCCTCGTCTGCACCATCTTCATCGCCCATGTCTTCAAACGCGCCTTGGTTAACGCTCTGTAAAAGTTCTGCAATTGCATTTTCAACAGCATCAATTTCTGATACATTAGCGTATAGTCCCATCGCCCGGGACGCGTTTGCATTTTGGTCCATTTCAACAAGAAGCTTTTGCTTCTCCTCGTTTATAATTTTTCTAAGTTGTCTCTTTGTGATTTTCATTTTTTAACTCCCTAACCCAGGCTCTCTACCTAAGCCTTTTCTCATCATCCTTTGATGACGCATAAAATTTTGGTTTTCCCTAGATTGCGCTTGATCAAATTTTGCGCTGTGAATTTTTTTAACCTTAGGGTATCTTGGATCCGGAGTAGATATCATGACGTCTGCCCCATACCTCTTTTTTAGTTTTTCTTTTTCTGCTTCGAAGTTTTTTTCTCTGACTGAATAACTGTATCCAACCCCGGGAAACATCATAGCGCCATATCCTTCTTCATCTACAAATCGTAGATCGTCGATAGGGATAGGCTTCGACAGATCTTGCGTTTCTGCTTTTTCTAATTCTTCCCTAATTATTTGTCTTAGCTTACGCTCAGAAATCAACATACTGTTACCTTTACTTCTTCTCTTTCTCTAAAGCATTTACAGCATAGTCGGCTATCAACTTACTGATTTTTTGAAATTTAGACTTGTCAAACTTTGCCATGGCGCTTAAAGATTTAATTGCTATAGCGAGATCATCATTAAGTTGCTTTGGCATGCCTGCAGCGATGTCGGCAGCGCCGGTCTTAAGACCCTTGATAAAATCGGAGCTGGAAAGATCCTCGCTCTCTTCATTTATGATTTTTTTTCTGATTATTCTTCGTAATTGCTGTTCTGTGATCTTCATTTTTCGTCTTTCCTTTTTTTAAATTGTAATCCTCTTATGAGGGAACCCCAGAAAGTAACCATTATGAATATTCTCCTTCAATAAGTTTTTGAGAGAATTCTTTCATAGTTTGCAAAGCCACTCTTCTTACTCTTAATATCATTTCTGCTTCCATGTCCATTGCGCAAGCTTCAACTTGATCATTCCAATAAGTTTGTGCATCCCTGTCAGGCTTTGTGTCCGGATTCATAGAAGTATCACCTTTGTCCCAAGACTTCTCTTCCATGTCTACCCACTTATCTGTAAGCTCTTCAACACCCTTCCAGTCAACTCGAGGCCAGTGATGATCTGCTTGCTCGCGGGTTTCTTCTTGTTCTTTTAAGATTCGAGTCTTCTCTTCTTTGATGATTCTTCTTAATTGGTTCTTTGTAATTTTCACTGTCTACTCCTTGGTTTTGGTACTCCACCACTCATACCAATCTTTCTCTTATAATCGTTAAGGCCATCAGCTATAGCCTTTTTAAGCATATCTGGTCTGTTATATAGTTGCCTTATAACTTCATTAGCGCTACCTTCATCAAGACCCATTTCTTCTAAGCCGTCGTATACAGCACCTTGAATATAAACATAAGCCAGGTCGTTAGCGTCAGTTGAAGTCGGTGACTTGCGGTCAGCTCCAGGAGGAGGAAGTTCTTCCATGCTTTCGCGTAAGAGCTTAGCCTTCTCTTCTTTGATGATTCTTCGAAGTTGTCTTTTTGTAATCTTCATAGTTTAATCCATCACGCTGTAAGAGCGTCCTGGTCCTTTCTTTCTAGGTGGCTGGCGTAACCTCTGAGGTAATTGACCCTTACCCATATATGTAATCTCAATTTCGGGTAGCATGTCTGCTGGGTCATCATCATAGCGTACTGCCATTCTGTAATCTAAATCTTTTAGTGTAGCTTTGCCATCCGCGACGTAAGTGAGGCTGGCATTAAAGCTATTGATGTCAACAACGATGCTTGGCTTTTTATTGATTAGAATCTTGTCGCCAGGTTGTAGGGCTTCCACTTTATCAAACGTGTCGACAGGACTACCAATGCCAGATCTTCCTCCGTCGGGAAACAAGTGATCAGTTCCGCGAGAATCTGGTTTGCCGATGGCGAACTTATCTCCGACGTCTATTTCATCGATGGATTCTCGAATGATTCTTTGGAGCTGTCGTTTGGTAATCTTTATCTCACCCTCTCTAATTCCAGCTTTTTTGTTCCTTGCCCACAATTCAAGATCTGCCGGTCCGTCCATTCCATCGGCGGGAGGCACAGCAGGAAGCCAAGAGCGATCAGGCGCGCCAGTAAATTGCGCTAAATCGTCTAAGTCCTCGGCACCAAGACCACGTTCAGCTAGCCATGGAATCCAATTATCTTCTACAAACTCAGATGGCAAGCCTGTTTCTCGCTCATGACTAATTGTTTCTGCTAGCAGAGATTCTCTAATAATTTTTCGAAGTCGTCGCTTAGTGATCTTCATTTTACGATCCTAGTTTTCGATTCATCGCAACGTCTTTTGCGTATTCTCTTAGCTCTTCAACCACTTCACTTCTTGGCATTACTTCTAACACCGCCATGATACCGGCCTCTAGTTGTTTTATGGCTGCCTCCATAGAGGTAGCGCTAGAAAATGTTTTTGGGTCGCCTGGCTTTCT